CACTTAGTTGCCAATCAAGCAGGAAACGCGCAAGCGCATCAGCGCGGCGTTCTGTTTCACTGAATAGCTTCTCAAAGTATTCCTCTGCGCCTTTTTCGCCGCCTTTCTCGCGGTACAACTGCTCTTCGCTTTGAATGCGTGAAAAGATAACGCAGTAGCGGCGGTCGCCGCTGGTGAGCGGTATAGCGTCCTTATGGTTCGTTAGCATCAGATAACTGGTAAAGTTCGGAACAGTGCGGTGGTCGCGTCCTTTTTCTTCGATCTGCACCGTGTCATTGGTGATAAACGGCTTCATGCGGTCAAGTACTTCATACCGGTTGGTACCGCTAATGCGTATTTCTTCAACGCCAATCACTAAAGCACTGTGCGCCCAACCAGTGAAACGGCCGGCAATAGCTGTTGGGTCAAGATTGCGAACATGGTCGCCCAAAACATACTGCAGCATCTTCACAAAGTACGACTTACCGGATCCTTGTGCGCCTTGTATCAACAACGCCCAGTTGACACGTTTGCCTGGGTTCTGCACAACATACGCCAACCAGTCAATCAATATGCGCTGCTCACGCTCGTCAGCAACATTGAAGCGGACGTGGTCAAGAAACATATCAACAACCGCTTGACCATCTTCATCAATTACATCGCAAGGTTTAACACCGTTAATGTGGTAAGCGTTAAGCATCGGCTTACCGTCGTGTTCAAAGATAGTTCCGGCACCTGGCCAAAACATCTTATCGACCACAGTATCAATCTGATAAACATTCAATGCCATATGTGCCGCGCTTGCTTCACTAGCCAAACAATCTTCCATGCGGTCAAATTTTGCGTTAAATGCTTCACGTTTTATGGCATAATTAAGCCGAGTGTTGGCAAACTCGCAAGTACTTTCAATATAGACCCAATCTTGACACCACTCTGGCGGCTCATTGGCAGTGAGTCGCTTTTCTTTTTCACGCTTTGCAGGCATTAACGCCTTTTTTATTTCGGTCTTGGTAATACCTTTACCTGCTTCTTTTCCAAAACCAAGCGCAATTTCACCGGCAAGCATTGAGCGGTAATCTTCGGGAATATCCGCCAATGACGCCGATGAAACCTTTTTCTTAAATTCGGCATACTGTTCTCGACTCTCGATGCTCGCAGCTTCTTCAAGTAGTTTTTCGAGCTTGTTGACTACAACAACCTGCTTACCGCCAACAAGCTCGATAACGCTTGCGAAAGTAACAGGGTTGGTAGGTGGGTTCTTACGAAAGGACTCCCAACGCTTGCGGTTCTGCTTCTTATCATACTTCGCTAAACACTTCTTGCTAAAGTCGTCAAACAAAGCCCAACCAAACTCGCTTCCACCTGTCTGATGACTAATCGCCATTCCAACTTTGAGCCAGTTAACATCCGCGTCATACCCTGTTAGTTTTTCAACGTAAAACTTAACGTCATCGTCGCTAATGTCGAGCGGTTGCGTAGCGACTAAACTCATTAAGTCATCTGGTTCGGCGCGATTAGCCCGTAATACTTCAACAGCCTGTTTGGGTAATTCGACCAAGTTGTCTGTATCGTGGAGTGTTTCAATAACACTGAACAGTGTTAGGTCTGTGTACCCTTTACCGGTTGCGATGTAGCCTTTCCGAGCCGAGCGAGTGTCAAAGCCGCTAATCCCTAAAACGTCCGTACCGTTAACTAACTCAACGTCGTCAGGCACTCTAAAGGCGTAGTGCTTACCGCCGCGCTGCGTCTGTTGAAGTTCTGCTGCTTCCCAATCAAGAGTGCAACCAAGCGCCGCCTCAATATCACCAACGCTCACGCCCTTATAAGTGTCAACGTCAATCACAAACGCACCTTTAGGTATCATCACGCCGACAATATCGCTATTTGCTTCACCTTTGTAGTCACGCCAGTCGGTTCCTTCCGGTACTGCGGGTGCTTTTTTAGCGTTGCAAGGGAAAATAACTTTATCTACTGTCATGGTTCACCTCGCTATCTACCAAATCTGACGCCTTAAAAACGCCGTTGGTTATGTTCTCAATTTGTATTGCGCGGCGCGGCGGTAAAGCATCTTCCTTTACCCAAAAGTGAACAGCTACTTGCGTTACGCCGAGAATGTCTGCAAGCGCCGCTTGACTACCGAAGTATTTGATCAATGGTTCAAGTCGCATGAAAGTGTTTCCTCTAGTAAGTTTTACTTAACTTTCCCTTGCACTATAAATTAAGTTGAGCTAAAGTGCAAATGCTGAATAAGCAAAACTGAAACTAAAAGAGGAAAGTCAAAATGTCATTAGAGAAGAAAATCGCGGAATTGACCGTAGCAATAAACACCCTAACCGAAACAATCTTAAAGTCTGATATTGGTTTGTTGATTAAAGAGCAAGCCGAGCAGATCGAGGCGGCGGTTGAAGAACATGCGCCGGCAAAACTCAAGACAGAACCGAAAGGTGAAAAAGCCGAGCCGGAGCAGACTAACGATGATGCGCCAACCGTTGACGAAATAAAATCGCTGTGTATGCGGCTTGTTCGCGCAGACAAGACCAAGAAGCAACCAATCCTTGACGCGCTTGGTGCGTACGGCGCTAAGACCGTTGACAAAGTACCAAGCGACAAGCTCGGTGAGCTGAAAACTAAGTTGGAGGCGTTGTAATGGCTATTCACGCACGACTAAGCCCGTCAAGCGCACACCGTTGGTTACGTTGCCCCGGTAGCGTAAAAGCCGAAGAGGGTTTGAGCGACAAAGGTTCGTTCAACGCCCTTGAGGGTTCAGCGGCACATGAGCTTGCCGAGCTTGTACTATCGCAAGGTGGCTCGTGTTTCGATTGGGAAGGTAAGCAGCTTATCGAACACAACGAGTTTACTGTTGACCGAGAAATGGCGAGCAACGTGCAAGAGTACGTTGACTACGTTCGCGGGCTTGGTGGTGAGCAGTATTACGAACAGGCTGTTGACTACGGCGCGTGGGTTGAGGGTGGTTTTGGTACGTCTGATGCGATTGTCTATAAAGACCGCACCTTGTACGTTATCGACTTGAAGTATGGTAAGGGAGTACAGGTCTTTGCCGATGGTAACGAGCAGGCGCAGTTGTACGCGCTTGGTGCGCTTGAAGAGTGGCAATTCTTGGACGTTGAAAAAGTGGTGATTGCTATCGTGCAACCACGGCTTGACCATATAGACGAATGGGAAACCACGCCCGAAGAGCTGCACAAGTTCGGTGAGTTCGCTAGTCAACAGGCCGAACTGTGTGAACAAGATGATGCGCCGCGAGTGCCAGGGGAGAAGCAATGCCAATGGTGTAAGGCTAAAGCGACTTGTCCGGCGCTAAAGAAGTACACCGAGCAGGTGATGTTGGCGAGTTTCGATAACTTGGACGATACCCCAAGCGTCAATAAGTTAACTGACGAGCAGTTGCGTCAAGCGCTTGACGGTAAAAAGCTGATCGTAAGTTGGCTCGATGCGGTTGAGCAGCTTGTCACCGAGCGTCTGCAAAGCGGACAACAGTTCGAAGGTTACAAACTGGTTGCTGGTCGTAGTTTACGCCAATGGGGTGATGAGTCGGTAGCGGCTAAGGTGCTTGAAGCAGAAGTGGGCGAAGATGCTTACACCAAAAAACTGTTGTCGCCGGCACAGGCCGAAAAGCTGCTTGGTAAGAAACGCAAAGATTTGCTTGAGCCGTTAATTATCAAGCCGGAAGGTAAGCCAACGCTTGCACCTGAAAGCGACAAGCGACCCGCTGTAAACGTAAGTATTGACGACTTCGACGATAACAGTTGACAGTCATAACATATTAAGCTATACTTAACTTGCCGTCAGAAATGGCGGCTCAACTTTAACGCTAAAATGTAAGGAATGTAGAAATGTCAAAAATCAAATTAGGTAATGTTCGCCTTTCTTTCCCTTCACTTTTCAAGATGGCCTCTTTTGGTGGAGAGTCTACTGGTAAGTACGAAGCGACTTTTGTTCTCGATAAAGATGAGCACTCCGAGGTTCTTGAGCAGTTGCGCAAGCGCATCGACACGCTTATGAAAACCGAGCTTAAAGGTAAAATCGCAGCGGATAAGATTTGCTTGAAAGACGGTGATGACTTAGGTCGCCCGGAGTTCGAGGGTAAATACACCATTAAGGCTTCGACTAAGAAACGCCCGTTGGTGATTGACCGAGACAAGACCCCGTTGACCGAAGAAGACGGTAAACCTTATGCTGGTTGCTATGTGAATGCAATTATCAGCTTGTGGGCGCAAAACAATCAGTACGGGAAACGTATAAACGCACAGCTTGACGGCGTACAATTCCACGCTGACGGAGAGCCGTTTGGCGACGGTGGTATTGATGTCGATGAGTTTGACGTTTTCGGTAATGAAGACGAAGAAGAGTTTAACATTTAATCGCCTTATCGCCGCCTTCGGGCGGCTTTTTTAACCGTAAATAAGGACGCCCCTTATGGTTGTTATTGACGTAGAAACCTATCGTAATTATTTCCTTTTATCTGCAAAGTCTATTACGTCCGGCAACGTGGTGCATTTTGAAATGTACGACGGGAAGCCGCTAGACCGCAAGCGCCTATTGCAGCTAATGAACACCAAAACCACGATTAGCTTTAACGGGTACAACTACGACTTAACTATAATCACCGCCGCTTTATCGGGCGTTGATAATGAAGGTCTTAAAAAACTATCAGACCAGATTATATTTAGCGGTGCACCGGGTTGGAAAGTTCGCCAAGCGTGGCAGCTTGATATACCTAAAAAATGGGATCACATCGACTTGTTTGAAGTCGCGCCCGGTCGTTCTAGTTTGAAGATTTACGGCGGTCGATTACATGCCCCTAAGATGCAAGACCTACCGATTGAGCCTGACGCGCTAATTACACCAGAGCAGCGCGAACAGTTGCGCGAGTATTGTGTCAACGACCTTGACACCACAGAGTTGCTGTATCGTGCGCTTGAGAAGCAAGTGCAATTACGCGCCAAGATGGGTGAGCAGTACGGCATGGATTTGCGCTCGAAGTCGGACGCACAAATAGCCGAAACGGTGATCAAGTCTGAACTTGAAGCGATAACCGGCAAAAAGTATTACGCACCAAAAGGTGAGCAAAACAGCTTCCGCTACATTGACCCGCAGATAATCAGTTTTGAAACGAAACAGCTTCAAGAAGTGTTTGACAACATATTAAAGACTAATTTTACACTAGGTGGTAACGGCGCGGTAAAAATGCCGGAGTGGTTGCGCGACACCCGCATCAAAATCGGTCAGTCCGAATACCAAATGGGTATCGGCGGGCTTCATTCTTGCGAAAAGTCGCAGTATATTCGTGCCACCGATAACACGTTAATCTGCGACCTTGACGTGGCGAGCTATTACCCAAGCATCATATTGCAACAACGCCTTGCGCCTAAGTCGCTTGGTGCGCCGTTCCTTAGAGTTTATCAGAGTATTGTTGAGCGGCGATTAGCAGCTAAGCGTAGCGGTGACAAAATAACCGCAGACA